GGTAGTTACTTGGATTTTCTCCAAACGAAACAAAAAACACATATCCTTTCTGGATTTGATGTTGATGAAAAACAGTTAAACAATAAGATGTTTGACTTCCAAAAGTTCATTGTAAAACGAGCTTTAAAAGCTGGTAAGTATGCAATTTTTGCCGATTGCGGATTGGGTAAAACCTTGATGCAATTAGAATGGGCAAATCAAGTATGCAAAGAAACAAAAAGCAAAGTTTTGATACTTGCACCATTAGCAGTTGTAGGGCAAACAATACAAGAGGGGTTAAAGTTTGGAATTGATATGTCAAACATTGATGTTCAAAACTATGAGCAACTTGATAATATTGATTGTTCAATTTATAGCGGTGTAGTACTTGATGAAAGCAGTATTTTAAAAAACTTTGAAGGTGCTACTAAAAAACAAATAATTGATAATTTTATTAGCACTCCTTATAAGTTAGCTTGTACTGCAACACCATCACCAAACGACCCTATGGAATTGGGTAATCATAGCGAATTTTTAGACGTAATGAGCCGAAATGAAATGTTAGCAATGTACTTTGTTCACGATGGCGGCGAAACGGCTAAATGGAGGCTAAAAGGACACGCTGTAAAGATGTTTTATCAGTTTGTAGGTAGTTGGGCTATAATGTTAAATAAGCCTATGGATATTGGTTTTGAAATGACAGGATATGATTTGCCTAAATTGAATTTGTTAGAAAATCAAATTAAAACACCAAAACGAGATAATGGTAGTTTATTCAACGATGCGATTATTTCTGCAACAAATTTTAATCAAGAATTACGATTAACCAAAATAGAACGACTTGATGAAGTTGTGAAAATTATAAACGAAAAACCTGATGAAAACTTTATTATTTGGATTAAGCAAAACGAAGAAGGCGAAATGCTTAAAAAATTACTTCCTGATGCTGTTGAAGTAAAAGGGAGTGATAGTAATGAATGGAAAAAGGAGAAACTACTTGGATTTGCAAATAATGAATTTAGAATATTGATAACCAAAACCAAAATAGCAAGTTTTGGAATGAACTACCAAAATTGTAGAAATCAAATTTTTGCAAGTTTAGATTTTTCTTTTGAAGGATTGTATCAAGCTATCCGCAGGAGTTACAGATTTGGACAAAAAAACGAAGTAAACATTTATTTAATAACAACAGATACAATGGCTAATGTAAAACAAGCTATTGATACAAAACAAAAACAATTTGAAATTATGCAAGACGAAATGGCAAAAGCAGTTAATTTAAATTTAGCTGGGCAAATTATGCAAGTAGGTGAATTTGATACCACCGAAGAAAATAATGAATGGTATTCAATACAAAGAGGTGATTGTGTACAGTTAATTCAAAACGTAAAAGAAGAAAGTATTGGACTGAGTGTATTTAGCCCGCCATTTGCAGAACTATATACATATTCAAACCACTTGGAGGATATGGGTAATTCAAAAGATTACAATGAATTTTTAACGCAATTTAGCTTTCTTATTAGAGAGTTGTATAGAGTAATGATGCAAGGTAGAAATGTGGCAGTACATTGTATGGATTTGCCCATTCAGAAAGGGAAAGAAGGATTTATTGGGCTTCGTGATTTTAGCGGAATGATTTTAAAGGCTTTTGAAGATGCTGGTTTTGTTTATGCAAGTAGAGTAACTATTTGGAAGGACCCTGTAATTGAAATGCAAAGAACAAAGGCACTTGGACTATTGCATAAGCAAGTGAAAAAAGATAGCACTATGAGCCGTGTTGGTATTCCTGATTATGTAATGATATTTAGAAAAGATGGCGAAAGGAATAACCCTGTAACCAATACGGATTTAAGTGTTGATTTGTGGCAAAAATATGCATCTCCAGTATGGATGGATATTAACTATTCAAACACATTACAAGGGTTTAGAAATGGCAGAGAAGAAAATGATGAAAAGCATATTTGCCCTTTACAACTTGATACCATTGAAAGATTGGTACACTTATACTCAAACAAAGGCGATACTGTTTTAACTCCATTTATGGGTATTGGTAGCGAAGTTTATCAAGCTGTAAAAATGGGTCGAAAGGGCATAGGATTTGAGTTAAAAGAAAGCTATTTTGATTTAGCTAAGGCAAATTTAAAAGCAGTCGTTTCTCAAAAGAACCAAGTCAGCTTGTTTGATGCAGTTAAGTAGTATTGCACATAACGTCCGAGTGCTTGGCGAAGAAGCGGATAAACAAGCCTAAACTTTAGATTGAGCAACCAAATTAACAAACAAAAAACAGATTATAAATTAATAACTGAACCCGCTTTTTTGCCAAACACTTGTTATAGGCAGTACGGGTTGTAAAACGAAAATTATGGCAACATTTGAAACAGTAGACGTTGGAACTATTGCATTAATCCAACAAACAGAAGAAGGTAGAATTTTACAAATTGGATTAACAGTTGCTCAAAGTAATATGTTACAATTATTTCTGGCTAAATTATCAGAAGAAAGTAAATTAATTCAGATGCCAGAAGAATATGATTTGGTATTAAAATCTTCTTTGAAAACGAAAAGGTAGTATTGCCTATAACGGTTCACGTATTGGCGATGTTGTGGACTTTGAAAAACTATCGCTCAGAATTATTATTAACGTTTAATAGAATTACAAATGAACAATTCAGAACAAAAGCCGCAATCTTGCCAAGCCGATGTTATGCGTAGGGCTACTGGCATAATGTTCAAAGGAAATGAACTATTAGATGGCGATATTGTCGCACAGCATTGCCAAATGAGAGATGACTATACAGGCAAAACAAGCATTGAATTAAATAGATTGCTGATTTGTTGGAATGGCAAAAGCTGGGATGTCAAATGTATAGATGCAATGATTGGTTACAGAAATAATTTTTGGGGGTACATTCCAAGATTTGATGAAGTTGTTGGCAATGCTATTGATAATGCTGATTTGTTGCGTGGCGGTGTCGTTTGGCAGCCTTACGCATAACGGTTTGCGTATATAAGAAGTGGCGGATTTAGAACCACAAATTTTAATTAAACAACAAACATTAATAGAATGAGAAAACTTAAAAATACCACAGAAGACCGCCATTTTTTATATACGCTGTTATCTGCTGGTTCTTTTCCGAAAGCCACTTTCTCACTTGGTTGTTTTACATCGCAATTGGCAAGTAGTTTAACAACTATTGATTATGTCGGAGAAGTCACAGAAATAGATTTAGAAAGTGGCTATTGTAATTGGAAACACGAAAAAGGTCATCAAATGCCTTGTGTAAATATTAACTGTATCACTCTGCATTGAGCTTGCAGATAACGTATCGGTGCTATACGATGTGGCGGATTTTCAGCAGAAAGCCCAATACGAAGCACCAAAGTTGAATTAAGTACAAATGTTTAATCGAAGCACGTCAGCCGCCATATTGTATAGCACTTGTTAGCGGCAGGGCTTTTAACGGATCTAAAAATGAATACAGAATTAATGTTTAGCAGTAAAACGGAAATGTGGGCTACTCCACAAGATTTCTTTGATAAGATGAATGATCAATACAATTTTTCTTTAGATGTATGTGCCATTCAAGAAAACGCAAAGTGTGCCAATTTCTTTAGCCCTGAAACAGACGGACTAAAACAGGAATGGAAAGGCACTTGCTGGATGAACCCACCATACGGTAGAGAAATTGGCAAATGGGTTGCAAAGGCTTATCAGGAAGCAGTAGAAAAGAAAAATTGTATTGTGGTGGCTTTGTTGCCTGCCCTAACCGATACAAGATGGTTTCACGATTACATTTATATGATGTATAATGTAGAAGTTGACTTCATTAATGGCAGGCTAAAATTTGGTAATGGTAAAAATTCAGCCCCATTTCCGTCAATGGTGGTCGTCTTTAAGCCTTGCCGCTAACGGTTTCTGGCTTTGCGTTCGTTGGGGATTACCAGCTCTAAAGCTCATTTGAAAAACTAAATTTAATGATATGACAAAAGTAAAATTGAAACCGAAAAGCCCCAATGACGCAAAACCCGTGTTATCGGATGCTGATGTGCGTTGGCTACCGAGATATTCAAGCACGATGGAAGATGATAAGCAAGCTAGATGGGCAAGAGTAGCATACGCAGGAAAGTTTGACAATATGGGCTTTTGTAGAGGAAAGGTTTGCCGTTGGGAAATTGCTTGGGTGAAAAAATTGGATATAAAAGGAGAACTGAAATTTGTTATAAGCTATTTATACCCATCAAACGGCAAACACTTATTTGATAATTTGGAAGATGCTCAAAAGGAAGTGGAGCAAACTTTCCGATGGTTTATGAAGATGTGCAGTGGGAAAATCAGTTGCCCATAACGATTGGTATTGGCGAAGGGCAAGAATAGTAGTACAGATGTTCAACATTTGCACAATGCTGAATAGTAGTACAACTGCTCAATTTATTACTTATGCTTGCCTTTTGCCAATACTTTGTTGTACACTGTTTTTTGGGTCGTAAAAAATATTTTCACTTTTTATTTGAAAAAGTTTGCAAAATCAAAATAAAGTATTATCTTTGTAATGTCAATAAGGCAAAAAAAATTAAAACAAAAACAAAATGACAAATTTTAAATCAAATAACGAAGCAAAAAAGGTAGCAGAGCAAATAGCAAAAACCACACAAGTTTTTTTTACAAATGAAGGCTTAGAAATTACATTTACAAATGATGTAAATAATCAAAAAGATATTGTAGTTGAATTGAAAAAAGTTTTTTCTGATGTAAAATTAAAGGGTCGTAAAGTTCCAAGTATAATAATCAACAGAATAAACCAAGTAACAAATGGACTTAGAATTACAGAAGTTGCGTACTAAACTAAACAAAATTGAAACAGAGCTTTCTAAGTGTAGAGGCTCTGTTTTAGAGGATGGATGGCAAACAAAGCGTTATGCTAAAAAAATGCGGAAATGGGATTATTACGCAGTAGAAAAAATGAAAATTTTACAACAAATAGAAGATTATGAAAATAACATTAAATAAAATGAATTGGAGTAAGGCTTGTTATAAGCCATCCTTTAGGAGATATTGGAGTGGCAAAATTTGGAATTTTTCAATTTACAAATACTCACTTTCTTTAGATTTTAGAAATGGGTTTAAATTAACTGACTTACTTAATGAAAAAGAAAAAAAGCGTTTTTATTTAGGGATGTGGTTAAGAAAAAACAGGAACTAATGGCAAAGAAAAAAGAAAAGTCAAAACGTGGTGGAAAACGAACTGGAAGCGGTCAAAAGTTGAAATATAATGAAGAAACTAAAACGGTTGCTTTTCGGTGTCCAATTTCAAAAGTAGAAAAGTTAAAAGAAATTGTAAACGTTCAACTTTCGGAATGGGCCGTCTTAAAATAGCGTACAACGTTTTGCAGATAGGCGATGTGGCGGAAATCGAAGCCGAAAACTATCTGCAAGCACTGAACTTAAATTAAAAAACTGAACTTAATATTAACCGAGAACCCGCCATATTGCCTATGTGCTGTTATAAGTAGGGCTTCTCACAAATTAAAATAGAATGACCAAAGCAGAATTACTCGAAATTATCAAAGACTATCCCGATGATGTGGATTTAGTTTTTACACAAGAAACAGAAAGAGAAGCTGGCGATGTGTCGGATATGTATTTAGACCACTTAACTGAATGTAAAGCGTTCAACTATATCAATCTATATTTTAAATGGACTGATGTCGGGGAATAGCCTTACCTATAACGTTTTGCGGCTATACGCAGTTGTGTGTCGGCTTTGTGCGGTTGAAAAATTGCGTATAGGTGCTGTTATGTATCAGTTTATTTTTTACTTTTTTGCGCTGGTTTTCAATTAGTTACATAATTTAACAAAAATAATCTTGAAATTGTTTGCAGAATCAAAATAAGTGCGTATATTTGTATCAACAAAAACAAACAGATATGAAAACTTTAGTAAAAGATAGCCAAAGCAGAATAGTAAGATACGGTATGAAATGCTTTAGAAACGATGGCGGGTATAAAGTACAAGCATTTGCTAATGCTAAAAAAAGTGGTAATAAATTAATCATTAGCGATGTTTACAATGATTGCTTTGATAGTGAAGGGAATATTGTATCTGGGACTTATAAAATTATTAGTGTTGGAGTTGGCAAAATTGCTGAAATTAAATGTGAAAAAATATGAAATACAATTGTCCTAAATGCGGAGCGTTAAGTTTTATAGCCGAACAAAAAATACAATATTGTGAGAAATGTAACTATATGCAAGGCAGAACCGAGCATGGAGGGAAAAGAGCCAATGCAGGCCGCAAAAGCCAATATAAGGAAGAAACACAAACAATTTCATTTCGTGTTCCAAAATCACTAATTGAACCGATTACTAAATACGTCAAACGTGCGCTGGCAAAAAGTAAAAAATAAATTGTACATAACGCTTCGGGGCTTTGCGATGTGTGGGCATCGAAGAACGAATGTTGAATAACCCACAAAAGCATCATAGAAGTACGATGCTGAATATTAGTACTTCTGCCCACATATTGCAAAACCCCTGTTATATGCTGTGCTTTTTTAGGGGTGTAAAATTTAAAATTATGTCATATACACAAAAACGTGAAATTAAATTTAGAGATTTTGATTTCGACACAAAGAAAGTTCGGCACTTTAATTTAGATACTTATGATAAAAACGAACACGATAGTTATGGTAATATAACAGAGTTTACTGGTATAAAAGATAAAAACGGTAAAGATATTTACGAGGGCGATTTAATTACAATTACCGACCCATATAATAACAATACAGCAAAAGGTGTTGCAATTATAGTTTTTTCTAATGCTTATGTAGGGGGTTGGGTTGCTACTGTCGATTATAAAGAAACTTTAAATATTGGAACAAGGTCAAATTATATTGAAGTTGTTGGAAATGTTTATGAAAATGTCGATTTAGTACCGACTGTCGTAGCATAGCATATAACTTGTTTATACCCGCTAAATACCTTCGCTAACACATCACTAACAATTCTTAAAGCGAAGTTTTGCTTCGTTTAACTTAAAACTTTTCCAATGCTAATCATAATCGGTGTGAGATAATTTGTATATTTGGGGAGTTCAGTTATGCCGCCACGTAGCTGATAGCGAAAACATTTATTTCCACATGAGGGAGGCTGGCGGGCTTCTCTTATGTGGATTTTTTTTTGATATGAAAGAATCATTCCTTGTTTATAAAGAATGGAACACCTTAATCGAATCACTTGAAGATGATGATAGGTTGTTTTTTTACGACACACTTTTCAATTTTGATGGTGAAGAAATACCAATTTTCAAAAGCAAACATTTACAGTCTGTTGTTAATTTCGTCTTTGGAAAGATCATTGAAAACGATAAGAAATACTCTACAAAGTGCGAAAAAGCTAAAGAATCAGCTAATAAGCGTTGGAATGCGAACGCATCCGAATCTATGCGAACGCATGCGAATGTAAAAAAGGCAATGCATAATGATAATGTAAATGATAATGTAAATGATAATGTAAATGATAATGACAAAAAGGGAAAGCAGCCGCCAAAGAAAAAAAAAGAAACTACACCCGAATACTTTTTCTCAGAAACGCCCGAAGGAATGAACTTCGATATTTTCCGCGAAAAATGGAACGAAACAAATTTTGCAGAACTTCATACGCAAATTGACCCGTTCATTCTTTGGGGAACAATGCGAGATTGGTCAAATGAAAATTCACCGCAAAAAAATAAACGATCCGATTGGATAGCAGTTGGAAGAACATTCGTAAAAAAAGACCCGAAACAATTTACAAAATCAATTTTACCACATGGAGCAACAGACCACCTCAATACAGCAGACAGGAAAGGAGCAGAAATTTTATCCCGTGCTTTCGCAAGAATCGAAGCTAAATATTCAACAAGCAGCGAAAGTCCAAGCGATTAATATTTCAGAGAAACAAATCGAGATTGTGCTTTCTGGAATGCGTTTGCCAATTCGACAAATGGATGAGAAGAAACAAACTGAATTGCTTGTACAGGCACTTTACTACGTTGCTTCGGTTTATTGTGGTGTTAATTGGGATAACACGAATGAGATAATTTTAACTGCTTGCGCCGAAGAAGTTACTCGAAATTTTGGAATGTTAGGCATTGATGAAATTCGTGAGGCATTCTCTTTGGCTTCAATGGGAACTTTTGAAGCGGAAATGACAGCATGGAGGGGTGTATTTACCGTTTCAATTGTTTTGCGCGTTCTAAATGGATATAAAGCCTATCGAAACAAAATACAAAAAGCAATTCTTGTCGAACTTGAAAAGGAAAACGAACTTGAACGAATCGAAATTGATAAACAGAAAGCTGAACGGGTAAAAAAGGAAATAGAACAGGAGTTTCTTAACGCCAAAGAACAAGCTGGTGGATTGAAACCAATTTACACCAACTGGAAAGCAATCCCTCATTATTGGGCTAAATCGCTGATTGAAGATGGGATAATTGATATTTCACCTGAGCGCAAAAAGGAAATATTCAAAGAAGCGCAAAAGGAATCTAAGATTGAATTGATTGAACTTTCTCAGCAAGCACCTTCTGAATGGAAACGAGGTGAGGCTAAAGCGATTGTAAAAGCTATTGATTCAATGAAAGCCGAAAATACACCGGATGAATTTATTTTTAGGTGCAATAACAACTATTCACGTTTGCTTATTTGGGAGATAATAAACCCGCGAAAACAAAACAACTTTTACGAATCAGAAAAAGACGATAAGCCCTTTTGAATTAAAAAAATAGTTACATTTGCTTCATGGGAATTAGAAAACTTAATCCAGCGAGTTCGATAAGCGTTAAGCGTAGGGGCATGAATAAAAAAGCCAAGCGTAACGCAATGATTCACATGACTACCGAGATATTCGGAAATGACCTAATCAAAGGCGCGTTAAGTGAATCAAAGGACGTAAAGCAGATACTTGAAACGATTGATACCCGATATGCTGAATTTGTTGAGGCTCGTGTTCAGGAAATAATTGAACGCAAATATCTTATCAAATTTGAAACTAAAGAACTTTGCGCCGATTGGATCAATGAGAATTGCACCTTGCTACGTTCGGAAGAAGAAAACCCGATTAACATTCTATATTTTTCCTACCAAACTGAAAACGAATTTGAAATTGCAAACTGGAGAGATTCACCCGATGCAATGAATCACTTAACTCGACCTACTGACCATTCAATCGAAGAAGAATGATGCTAACGGACAGCCGAGTAATCATCAAGAATATTCGGATAAGTGAAATGCAGGTTAAACAGAAAATGATTGATTGGGGCGTACTTGAATCATCTTGGATTCATACAGCGATTACTTGTTTAGCTTTGAAAGAGGTTGGAATTGATTATGAGAATTTGATTGATAGCGAACAGGACAAACTTGAAAAAAGAGTAACAATGACTACTGAGCGCGTTTGCTTTCCATTAACACCGAAAGATACTTACTATCAAGTTCGGATTGAACTATTCCCTGAGTTTGAAGTTGTGCAAAGGTGTATTAAAGAGAACTGATTTTGACTAACTTCGTATAGATTGAAAAAATAAAGTTATGGCTTTTGCTGAAGGAAATCAATTTTGGAAGGTTAGGAATACAGACGGAAAAGAGAAGTTGTTTTCTACTCCTGAAAAATTATGGGAAGCAGCTTGCGAATATTTCCAGTACATTGTCGATAATCCACTAAAAAAACAAGAGGCAAAAGTTGTAAACGTTGGTAATTATGAATCAGAGGTTCAGATTATTACATTAGACGTTATGAAGCCTTTTACATTAAGTGGGCTTTGTAGACACTTAGGTTGTGATGATTCTTATTTCAGGTCATTTAAGGCTCAGGAAAGAATAAATAAAGACGATTATATCGCGGTCATTATGCGTATAGAGCAAGTTATCTACGAGCAAAAGTTCACAGGTGCGGCTTCAGGTTTCTTCAATGCTAACATTATCGCACGAGATTTAGGGTTAACCGATAAAAAAGATATCAATCATTCTGTTTCGGAAATGCCCGATTGGATGAAGGATGAGTAAGTCTAAAAATCTTGAGTTCTTAATTGAGAATGTTCCTAAGTACAGAATTGTAGGTCTACAAGGCGGTACGCGTTCAGGGAAAACATATTCGGCACTTCAATACATTATTCGGTTATGCTTGAAACATTCAGGTATGACCGTTTCCATTTGCCGTGATACGTACAACGCATTAAAAGCAACTGCAATGCGTGATTTCTTCGACTTGCTTAATGAGATTGGCAAGTATGATTCCAGAAACTACAACGCAACGGATCACATCTATTTTTTAAACGGCAATCAAATCGAGTTCTTTGGATTGGATTCGCCCGGCAAAGTTCAGGGTAGGAAACGGCACATACTTTTAGTTGATGAAGCTATTGAAGCTGACTGGGATGTTATTACTCAGTTGAAATTACGTACCACATCGAGAATAATTTACTGCTTCAATCCATCATTAATTGAACATCCAATCTATCAAGATTTAGAAAGAGCGGATTCAATTCGATTAATCACAACGTATCTCGATAATATTGAAAACCTTAATAAGGAAACAATAGACGAAATTGAAAAGTTAAAAGACTTCGACCCTGAACTATGGCGTGTTTATGGTGAAGGTATGCCAGCGAGGGCTAGAGATGCTGTTTATGTTCACGGCGTTGTAAGACCTTATGAAGTGCCGATTGAGTTTTGTTATGGGCTAGATATCGGTTGGCAGCACCCTATGAGCCTTGTTGAGGTTGGACGTATTGAAAGCGGTCAACAATGGCATGAAATAGTTTATGCTTCTGAAATAACTACATCGGATTTAATTCGGATGATAGATGGAAAGGTGGATAAGAAAGTAAAGATTCACGTAGATTCCGCTCGACCTGATGCGATTGAAGAACTTAAACGGGCAGGATATCACGCAGTAATGGCTGATAAGTCCGTAAAAGCTGGAATTAACGTAGTTAAATCACGGGGCTTGTCTATTACATCAACTTCATTAAATTTACAGCGGGAAATCAAATCATACAGGTACAATCCAAATCAACCTGATGAAGTAATAAAACTGAATGATGATGGGATGGATGCTGGTAGATATGGTTCGGTTGGATTATTTGGAAGACCCAAACAAGTAGCTGCTAATATATCAACACCGGGCAAAAGATGAGTTTACCGTTCAAGTACAAAGGGCAAGAAAAGCGAATACCTACATCGTGGGATGATTTAACCGTTGGACAAGTGATTGACCTTATTGAATGGTCAAAGACTGGCGAAAACGACATGGTTAAACTTGCTTCGATTGCAAGTGGCATCGAGGTAGGTGAGTTGAAAGAGATGAAAGTCGAGAAAGTTACTGATGTGGCATTTCCGCTTTACCAGCTTGTTATTCACGATTCATTTGATAAAGACGATTGGACTTGCCCGCCTTCTTTTCAGATATTGGATAG